TACAGGCAAGATACATCGAACATTGCCTTGTTATAGCCCTTATAGGCTGCAACTTCGAATACCAGACCAGAAACAGGGTCCTGAACAGTCAGTCGATCAACTGCTGCGTCACCACCAGCAGGCTGTGCCAGAGGTCGCATACCGATCTCTACCGCAGCTCGATGGAAAGCAATGTTTGCAGTGTGATCTGCAACAACTGTAATTACGGTGTTATCAGCAACCGCAGCACGAAGTCCGGGCTCTTGGATAACAACAGTACCGCCAGTAAGTGCAGTTTTAACAACATACTTGTTAGCATCACCAGCAAAAGTGATTACGTCACCAGCCAAGATTGTGCCGGAGCCTGTATCAACGGTGATAGTGGTATCGCCAACAGAGAATGCAGCATCAGTTTGATATGCAGACCCAGTACCCGCAGTGTGAGAAGCAACTTGCGCAGACTCTTTAATCATCAGACCTTGCAGGTCAAGCAAAGTACCCTGACGCAGGAGGTCAGCATTACCAGCTTGGTTTACGCTGCTCAGTGATGCAAGTTGGCGCAGGTTAGTACCAGCTGCACTGTTCATTACGATAGTTGCGTTGCCATCGTTGCTAGGCATGCCGTTATCTACAAGGATTTGGCGAACTTCGGCAACTTCAGAGAAGTTAGAGCCAAACGGAGTAGTTCCAGCAGTACCAAAGGCACGAGAAGCATTATCAGCAACATCAGCAGCAACTTGACTTTCAATTTGATTAGTAATTGCGCGCATCGCTTGACGAACTTGATCACCATAAATTGTCTCAAAGCCAGCTCCGTTGTTAACGTGCTTAATATCTTCACCTGTCCAAGGAATCTGAACGCTTGCTGTAGTAGACAAAGACATAGTCTTGTTATCTACAGTTTGGTCAGTACCCTCAGGAATGGTCATTGAAGGAGTAACAGTTGTTACTGTAGCTGCACGAGTAGCAAAAGAGCGAATGGTATCGCCTTGCGCTGCGCGCTCAGTAGCATCAGAGTTAATTGTGGCAGAAGGAATAACACCTACAAGTTCGCGGCCAACAATGTCGGCGGCCTTGTAAATGTCTGCCGCCAGATCGGTCAGGACATTAGCCATAACAGTTTTACCTCAGTTTAGTCATCGATAATTTTACCGCCCTTGCTGACAAAACTTGCGCGTTGGGCATGGTTCATAAGGTCAAAATCTGACCTCTTGATTACATTGGCAGAAGCCCCGCTTCCGTCATTACCACCAGTGCGCCCCGCGCCGTTGGCTTTTGTGCCTACAATCAGCGGAGCAAACGCTGCGCTGTTCTGGAATTCTGTTTTGAGTTCAGCAACAGTCATCGCTGATGGTGCGCCATTTTCGTCTAGCACCACCGTTACAGGATTACCGTCACGAATCTCAGTCTTTAATCGTTTCTCAATATGCGGCAATAAAACATTAGCTGACCCTTGTATCGCAATGTCATGCGCGATCTGATTAGCTGTTTGACCGCTTGTTAATTTTACTATCGTATTGCTTAAACTACTTAATTCGCTGTTTAGCTCTTGCTCTCGCTGATTAAATTTCTCTTGCCAGCTTCGATCAAGTGCCTCTGTATCGTTGCCTTTCTTAGCAGCCTCCAATCGAGCCTTTTCCGCTTCCTCGGCGGCGAGTTTAGCCTTCTGTGCAGCTTGCTTTTTCTCCCGCAGTAATTCATCGACTTTATTTTTCAGTCCGGTTAGGTCTTCTTTTTCAGGTTCGGGTAACCCAGTTACCTTTAACTGATAACCGTCATCAGTCTGCTCGTAAAGTCCTTGTACTGCTTCGTCTAGGTCCTCGATACTTTCAACTTTAAAATCAATCATAATCACCCCGTGATAAAATCAGCCCTGCTGATATTTGTGAATTGTAGCCCTTAATACATTCTTGTCAACTAATCAAGCCCCGCAAGCTCAAAAGCCACAGGTTCTAGTTGTTTCATTTCATCAAGCGTCATTGGCTCGAAATTTTTATTTAACTGTAACTCTGCAAAACGCTCCGCTGTTAAATTGCCATCGCGAAATAGCGCAGCTCTTGATTTGCCTAAAACACTAACTTGAAAATCTTCTGGTTGACGTTTTAACCAACTGTAATAGGTTTCTTCAGCGTCTACTTGCCTAATCTTGCCAGACGGGTCTCTTGATGACCTTGTTGCGCCATCCATTAAAAAACTAAACCTATCATCTAATACACTAACTGTTTGGCTACGGCAGCCAACGTGCGCAGGCGGTCTTGGGCCTTTGTCAGTAGGAAATACACGACCGTCTAATGACCTGCAAAGTGTTGATGTCCTGCTATCCAACGTAGAAATCCAACGCACTCCTTTGATGATGTCTTTATTGTTATTCCAAACCTCCTGCCTTGCTTGTTGTGCTGAGTGCTGTAGCGCAGTGCGCACCATCATGCCCAGACCCTTACTATTGCGCGCCAAAATTCCATCTCGGTATTTGTTAGCTCTAGTGCCTCTAATGTTTTGCAGTATCTGATTAGTAGACGCGCCCTCGTAATATCCTGCGTTTATTGCGCCAGTAATCTCTTTGATTTGTCTATTAGTTACATCTTTTAAAAAAGGTTTTAACAAATCTCCCTGATTAACACCGCCAATAGCTAAAGGCGTATTGAATACTGCTGCCCTTAGTTGAGCGACAGTTGGTATAGCCCACTCGTAATTAACAACCTTACCTAAACTCTTTAGCTCAAAGTCGCGCTCGTATTTAGCTAGGTTCAAAGCATCTGCAGCAATTGCGCTGTTTAACTCGCCGGTAATGATAGTCAAATCAGCGCGTATGCTTTTCAGTAATCGATTTAATCTATTTTGAGTAAAAGTTGTTAAATCTTTACCAGCAAGGCGCGCACTAATATCACGCTCGATTCGTTTTAGGAAATCAGCAGTTTTATTAACTTCGCCAGTTTTAAGCCTTTCCAAATAGACTTGATGGCGAGTTGCAAACTCTATTAACTCAGGCGGCGTTGTCGGCATCTTCGTCAAAATCAGGCATAGCTTGGATACCTACTTCCTCTGAATAATCGTCAAAGGATTTATCAGGTGCAACAAACCCATGCTTTTTCTGCCAATCAAATAAATCACTGATTGGAAGTACACCTTGTAAGAAACTAGCAACAACTGCGTTTAGCATTTGCGCGTCTGTTTGCGGCTGGATAAATTGCTGATTTACCTCAAACACTGCAACATCAGGATCACCGCCCATAAAGTCAGTTGCGATCTCTAATGCCTTTGTGTAAGCCAATGTTAGGTTATAAGCGATCAACGACAATACGCTGTGTTGCGTAGCCATTTCGTTGCCTACTTGCATTGCTGTTTTATTAGCAGTACCCATTTCCATTAGATTGGCACCCATAGCAATCATCATCGAGACTTTATCTTTCATAGCCTCTTTTGCAAGCATATTCGGTTGCGCTTGTGCGAAATCAAATCTCTCGCCAGACGGTACGCCTAAAAGTCTGCCACTACCGATATACATGTGCGCAGCTTTCATTGCGTCGACATTTTCTTGAGTTAGCCCAGACATCCAAGGCTGTACCTGCCCAACAGTAAACACGCTATCCTCGTAAATTGCAGAGTTGTTGTAGTGTCCAACATTTATTTTAGCGAGGTCGTATAACGGCGGGTGATCGATCTCGAATGTATTAGCCTCAGAACCAACAAAGACGAAAGGAATATAATTTAAGGTGTTACCTGCACTGTCAGTCGGTATTGTCTCTTTGTGTATATACCACTCACGGCGCTCATTCTGTCGATATACGCGCTGCACATAAATATTTTCTTCGAGATCGAGGCAGATATATTCATCTATCTGATCGAAGCCAAAGCCATCTTCGTGCATTTCTGCAGCCTTAGTGGCTAAAACGATTTTTACCGGAATAACTCGAGGTCCGCGCTGCTCAACTTGCCAGTTGATAATTTGTTGCGCTTTATAGCGTGTAATCGTTGCAAATACTTTTCCGGAAATTAGATCAGCACGACTGATTTCACCATCTGTCTCTGGAAAGTCGATAAGTAGCCCAGCCCGACCGTTACGCAATACATCACGAAATACCTCCTGCGCTTGCTGGTAAATATTCTGGCCTGCGCCATCAATGTTTTCTTTAACATACTCAAGTTCGGGTGGGACTTCACAAGTTGGTGTCTTTTGAAATGCTTTACCTACTAACCCTCGAGAGGTATATCCTGCGATCGCATAGAATACGCTGCGCTTGAAATACTGGTCTCTGCGTTGGACCATTTCTTCGCTTGTATCTTCTGGATTTATTTTGCGTAGATAATCATTCAGATTTTCTGCATCGCAGATATCGTCTACGAGTTTCCATTTCTCTAGGGACTTCACATATTGCGGGTGTTGAAAGTCAATACTCATCGCGCCATTCCTATATTCGTTACCACAACAGGTCTGCCCAGCGACCACTTGCGGTGTATGAAATAACCTACGCTATCGACCCAGTCATCTATTGCAGGATGTTCACTAAACTTTTCTGGTTGACCCGCCTTATCGTAGCCCTGCGACTCTAAAGCGTCAGTCAAGTTTTGGCATGTTTCTGTGTTGATTAGCCATCGATCGTGCGATAGCAGTCCGTTTACAGCATTTATGCGATCTCTAACCGCAGGGTTTGCTTTCGGATAATCTACAGAGTAACCAGAGCTGCGTATTATATCAAT